GTCAGTACCGCTGTTTGATACATCGAACGTTAAAACGATGGTGTATATGTTTTCTAATTGCTACTCCTTACAGTCAGTGCCACTGTTTGATACATCGAACGTTGAAACGATGTATCAGATGTTTTATCATTGCTACTCCTTACAGTCGGTGCCACTGTTTAATACATCAAACGTTACTTCAATGTTTAAGATGTTTAATTTTTGCCCCTCCTTACAGTTAGTGCCACTGTTTGACACATCGAACGTTACAACGATGCCGAATATGTTTTATCTTTGCCGCGCCTTACAATACACAAGATTACAAAACGTATCAGTTAGTTTTGCTATTAATGATACAAATATTGTGAAGTTAGGCAGCGAGGCATTAGCGGATAGTGTCAAAGATATGACAGGATTAACAAGCCCCTCAGTAACTGTCAGAACAGGGCAATTATCAGCAGCAGCGGAAACGACATTTATTAATAAGAATTGGTCGATTGTTGAAGTTTAAAATTTAATTTAAAATAAGGTATTATGAAACAAGAAGGAAACATACTAACAGTAAGTGAAGGAAAGGAAATTTACAACCTTTCAAATCCCGATGTGTATGGAAAAAGAGTGAAACTCGGGGAAGGCGATACAGCAAATAATTGGGGGGAGCGAAATGAAACAATTGTTGAACAAGAAGAGGGGATGTTCTATGTTACAGAGAATGTAACTACACAAAATAATATTAGAGGAAATAGCAAGTTAAAAGGAAACAAATTAAAAAACAAAATTGAGATAAATCCTAAAGAAATAAATAGCGAACATATTTTTAATAAAAAGAAAAGTCTCAAATTATTTGACATATTAAAAAGTTTTTTGTTTTTTTGGAAGAAGTAATAATTAAATAATCATAAAAGGAAAGGAAAAGAAAAATGAAAGTAGAAGTACAGTTAATAGTTGTTAATTTCATCTCAATAGTTCATACTACAAAAGAAGGAAAGGTTTTTGACAAAGTTACTATTGTAGGAGATATATTGGGAGAACCAGGGAAGAAATTAGCGGTATCTGCATTTGGAAAGAATGCGAGTACCTTTAAAACGATGTCAATTGATAAAGGACAGCAAATAAAGGTTACTATTGATTTAAGTTCAAGAGAATGGAATGGCAAATGGATTAATAGTTTTGATATTATAGAATTAGAATTTATGGGAGAATTTACAGGAGGAACAAATATGCAAGAATTAAGTCCATTTGAATCTTCTGTTGAAGAAAATCCGTTTTCCAATAGTGGTATTTTTTCTCCAAGTGATAATCAAAATGATGGGTTACCATTTTAAGACAATATTATGGAAAAAGAAGATTTAAGAAATAAGTATCCAAAAAAATGGGTAAAATCAGGAATGTCAGTATGTGATAGACTTAATCCGGAAGTAGTCATGACAGTTGAAAAATTACTTTTTGACACTAAAGATATTGATGGATCAAAAATAACTCATTTTAATGGTGTAAGATGTCATTATTGGGGAGATCATCCAATAACAGGTTCAAAAGCATTATTGACACATGACTTTCATGCAAAGGAACTTATACCTGCAGAGATTGCATCACAGGGCAAGGATGTTATAAATAAATTTCTTTTAAGATTTACATCATATGCAAACTAGAGAAATATTATTTTTAATCAATGGTAAGATTGAAATTTCAGAAGTAGGAATGGCTTATGATGAATTTCAAAAGTTATATGCTTCAGATAAAAATCCTCATAAAAAGTTTTTCAAGGATTGTATTCGTGCTTTATTTTTTGTGTATAGTATGAAAAGTCCTTTACCTGTAACTTCTATGCCACTTGAAGAACGTATTGCAGCTACAGAGAAACAATGGATAGACAGAAAGTATTTCAAGTTAAGAGAAAATAAATATTTTGTTGAATGTGAAAAGACTTATTTTAATAATGTTTGGAGTAAGGAAAGAAAATTAGTAAATCAATTTCTTGAAGATATTGCACAAAGTATAGACAGATTAAAGAATGTTCCTTGGACAATAAAGACAAAAGGGTACCAAAAACAAAAGGATGAAGCCGGAAATTATGAGAGATTAGAATACGAGATAGAAATTGATAATTCAGATGCTAGGTTTGCTGCTTACAATAATATAAGCAAACTTCTTGATTTGCAAGAGAAGATGAAGAAGAAAATATCTTTTGATGATTTTAATGGTAATAAGAAGGAAAATCAGAGGATATTTGAAATTGATAAGTCAGTACCACCAGATACAATGACTTATGCGCATATAAAACTTGAAAAACCAAAAGTAGATGATAGAAATTAATATAGAAGTGTTGGTTGTGATAATAGCATTATTGAGTGTTATTCTTCCTATAGTAGTAACTTCATCAAGAAATAAAAAGAAAGAGAAATATACTTCTGACGAAAATAAGTTTACTACATTTGACGATAAGCTTAAGAAATTAGAAGAGCTTACCGATAAGCAAGATAAACAAATAATTAAGTTTGAAGGGATTGTTGACAAACAAATTTCTTCTTGTGATTTAAAGAGAGAGCCTATGTTGATTTCGATACAGCAGAATAAAGTTGAAATTGATTCTTTAAGAAAACAAATAAATGAATTAGATAGAGATTTAAGAATTAAAATAGCAAAATATGAGACCATTAATTCACGTAAATAGGAGAACTGTATTAAAGCCTATTATTATAGGGTCAGGACATGGAGATGTTTGGAATGGAGAATATACTACAGACAAAACTGTAGGAGGGAAACAATCTCCTTTATGGAAGTCAGGGAAGAAGGTTTATGAAGGTCAATCTGTAAAAGATTTGGCTTATGGTATTGTTTGTGAATTGAGAAAGATGGATGTTCCTGCAGTATTATTAAATCCTGAGATTGAAGATATTCCTTTGTTGTTAAGGTCAAAGAGAGAAAATGATTATTACAATTTTTTTAAAGGGAAGAGTATTTATATAGAACTTCATCATAATGCACAACCTACTGAAGATGCACCATATACTGACAATTATGGATTTGGTGGTTGGACGCATTCACACATAACAAAAGCTGCTAGAGGTACAGAGATATGGACATCTCCGGGAGAAACAAAAGCAGATCCTATTGCTAAATACATAATGGATTCTATTTCAAAAAACAAGTTAAAAGATATTGTATTTGGACCATTGCGAGGTTATTCAAAGACAAAGGCAGATAAAGAAGCATATTTTCATATGCTTACAAAAACATTGTCTCCTGCAATGATATTTGAGTGGTTATTTATGACATCAGAAGATGATTGTAATAGAATTTCATCAAATTATCATAGAGAGAAATTTATTCAAATAATGTCAGAAATATTGTTTAACATATCAACATTATAAATTATGAAGATTAATTTTTTACAAGACAACGAAGGTAATTTCAGTTCAATGAGATTATCATTAATGATTATTTGTATTGTATCTGCTTTATTGGGGCTTGCTATGGTAACAAGTATTATCATTAAATCATTTAGTGGTGTTATAATTGATTGGAGTGGGATGGGAATATTTTTAGGTTCATTAGGTATTTTCATTGGCATTGCAATTACAGGTAAAATAATTCAGAAGAGAGATGAAGATTGAATTTAACAGAGTAAGTTTGTTGAGTGTATTCATAATGTTATGTTTGGGTTTTTACACAGTTTACACACTTAACAGGTCAATCATCCGGGAGTCAGAAACAGTCTCCCGGATTGATGCTTTATATCAGTCTATTGATTCCTTAGAAAATGAAATAGCTTTTAGGAATGATTATATAAAAGAAAGAAGATTATTAATTGATTCATTAATGAAATTAACTTACGATGAAGAAGGGATTATTGATTATTGGGATAGTATTCGGAATAATGTCAGTGACAGTATCGCAGACAAAGAACTCCGAGAATACCTCAACAGAAAGAGAGCATTGCTTCAGTGAGGAAGAGTATCAAGGTATTCTTGACATGTATTATGAAGTAAAGTCTTTAGACAGTCAGGTTATGGAATTAAAACATATACTTGGTATTAAAGACAGTGCATTGACTTTATGTGTTGAGGATTATACTTATATGGAAGAAACTCTTTCTATGGTATCTGATAGTCTTTCATCATATAAAGCCGATACAAGGCAAATAAAGAAGGATTTAATTCTTTATGAGGAGAAGTATCAAAAAGCAAAGATAGTGGCAATAACAAGCTCTATTGGTGTTATAATTACATCTTTATTATTAATTTTGATTTAATGTTTGCATACAATAAGAAATATAGAATTGATTTTAATAATAAGTTTATTGATACTTATAGGTTTTCTCCTGTATTACATGGTGATGTACCAAGAGAAGGAGATTCTTTTCATATTCCAATAGAACAGTTTGACCCAAGTATGCTTGAAAATTGTATTGTTGATCATATATGGTGGCAAGAGCAAAAGAACAGATGTTATTTAGGATATACTGTTCCTAAAGCAAGAGAAGATGGTAGTGATGTTACGATAACAGGAAGGCATTATTTTTATTTAAATTTCTGGTGGATATTTTCAAAGAATCAAGATACCGGTATTAAAATATTACAGCATCCTAAATTTCTTGACTTAGATTATCAACAAGCTTGGGAGTGGCAAACATGTTTTGCAATTCAGAAAGATAGCCTTGCAATGAAGGCGAGACAAAAAGGGTATAGCGAAAAAGTTGCTGGAATGATGTTAGGATGGAATTATACTTTTCTTCCTGATAGTTTAAATATTGTTGTTGCAGGGCAACAGACAGATGCAGATCATACATTCAGTAATACAAAGAGAGGATTAGATAAATTAATTAATACTCAATTTTATAAAACGAGAAGGCGTGGTGGAGACAGTTCTGAATATTTAGAATCTAAATACTTTGGCTCTAAACTTTATAGTATTACGGCTAAGAATAATCCACAGGCATTATCACGTTATAGTCCTACTTTAAGTGTTTATGAAGAAATAGGTAAATGGGAGAAGGATTTATCAAAAGAATTAAAGGGCTTTGTTCAACCTTCCATAGAATCGGAAGGGTCAAAAACAGGTTGGCAAATATTTATAGGAACATCTGGGAATATGGAAGCTGGTGCTGCTGACTTAGAATATTATTATGAGAATGCTATTGATGAAAACATTCTTGATTTTCAAGACACGAATGAACCTGATGCAGATATTATTCCGGGGAGAAGAGTAGGAGGCTTTATTTCTCGTAATTTATATCAGATAATTGACAAAGATGGTAATTCATTACTTGAAGAATCAAAAGCATATCATAAATTAAAAGAAAAAGCTGCGGCAAGAAAATCAGATGTCGATCTTTATCTTTACAAAGTGAACAATCCTGAATATGCTTCTGACGCATTTGCAATGACAGGAGGAGGTTTTTTTGACAAGAAGATAGTTGCAGTAGCAAATGAACAAAGAAAGCTTATACGGTTAAATAAAGAGGCTAAAATAGTTCGAGAGGGGCATTGGGATTTCTTAGATGAAAATAATTGGAGTGCTGGATCTAAATTTGTAGATGGTCCAAATGAACATGGAGTAATAACTTCACATATGATAGAGGGGCCAGATGAAGTGTTAAAGACAAAAAGTGCTTATGGTGGATCAATTGATAGTTACGATAGAGATGAATCACAAACTTCTGATTCAAGAGGTTCTATGTCAATCATGAAAGGGTTTGTTCCAAATTCTGAATTTTCTGACACATGGGTTTGTAGATTATTCTTTCGTCCTGAGATGATGACTGGTGGTGCTAAAACATTTTATAAAGAAACAATTAAGGTTGCAGTTGCGTATGGGTTAATAGAAAGAACATTAATAGAATATTCAAATTTACGTATCTTTGATTATTATGAAACAAATAATGTAGAATTGCTTTTACAACCAAGACCTGATTTTATAATTGCCAATATGATAGGAAATAGTAAGGTTGTGAATAAATATGGTATTGATCCTGCATCAAAACCACATTGGCTTTCAAAACTTAATGACTATTTATTAGGAGAAGATGGAGATTGTAATCCAGTAAGGAAAATATTAGATCCTTATATTCTAGACCGTATAATTAGATTCAAGTATAATCCTGGTAAAGGGAAATATAATGATGATACTATTATTACAATGGCATTAAATATTGTTCAAAGGGAAGAACAAGTTTTAGGTTATGTTGAGAATCAAAATAAAGCAGAGAGAGATAAATTCTTTTTAAGCACAAGATATAAACGTTTTAATCCGAACTATCGATAATGGACACAAATGATGTAAAAAAAGTAGCAAGAGAGGCAGTACAACTTGCAGCAGCAGATCATAAAGAAAGAACAAGAAATATTGTTTGTTGGAATATGTATAATTCAGATGTTTCAACTTCTGACACAGATTATTTAAATAAATATGGAGATGCTTATCTTCCTGCAAAAGTTCCTTTTAATTCGATTGTTTATGATAATATTCAGTGGATTGTAAGTAATTATATTGCAAGACCATTTATTTTTAATGTAAAGGCTGTTGACAAATACTCTTTGAGATCTAAGCATAGAGCAAAGATACTTAGTTTCTTTCATGCTGTAGATGAAAAAAGACAAGCAACAGTTTCTGCTATTCAGGTACAAATTGAAAACATTGAAGCTGAACGTATGCGTATTAAAAGCATTTTAGAGCAGCAGCCGGAGAATGAAGAACAGCAACAACAGCTTATGCAATTACAACAACAAATGCCTCTTATTAATGCTGAATTTGAAAAAGCACTTTATAACTTAAACAAATCTCTTATTCTTACCAAAAAGGAAATTGCAGAAATAGAAATTGCTCATAAGTATAATTATAAAGATTTAGTTGAAATAAAGGCTAAGAAAATTTTATTATCATTAAAAGATAGTCTTGCTATTGACGAAATAAATAAAGAATGTTTTACAGAAGCAACGGTAACAGGAGATCCTAATCTTCTTGTTGATTATGATACAGAAAGCAAGAAATTCATTTACAAGAATATTCCGGGTCATAGTGTATTTAAAATGGGTGGTAATTCCGAAGGTTATTCGGATTTAGGAGATGTTCAAGTAATTACAGAATATTTAAGCCTTTCTAATGTAATTTCCAAGTATGGGAAATATTTATCGAATAATGAAATTAAAGATATTAAAAATTACACTCCACAGGTAGCAGGTATTAATCAATATGCTTATAATCAATATACAGGCAAATATGAATGGGGAGGAGGGGAAAATTCTCAACAAACCAATATTCTTGTAAGAACAGTTTATATTAAGACAGCAGAATCATTGGACTATATTGTAAGTCCTACAAGTTGGGATCCTAATCTTTGTTATTATAAAAAGAAGAAAGAAAAGGATAAGCCTAAAAAGAATCAAAAAGAGATACGTAAGTTTATAAATAAGACTTATGAGTGTACTGTTATTAATGATGAATATTTTATTAATCCAAAAGCAAGAACAGAACAAGACAAAGCATTGCGCTTATTTGAAGATCCTTCATATGCACAATTACCTATAATTGGATATTCCTTCAATAAAACTAATCGGTCTAAAAATAGTCTTATTTGGAGAACAAAGGATTTACAAGCACTTTATAATATTCTTGATTATCATATTGAATACCAAGTTGCTGTTGCAGGGACAAAAACTCTTTTAATGGATAGGTCTCAAATTCCTGATATGGATATTTCTGATTGGGAAAGAGAAAGAAAATTAGGTGTTGCATGGATTGAAACTGTAAATAGAGAGCTTGGACAGAGAAGGGGTGCATCTAACTTCAATCAATGGAGTGTTTATGACATGAGTATATCGCCTTCTATTCAATATTTGGAACAAATAAAACAAAATATCAGAATAGCTGTAGATAATATTTCAGGGGTTTCAAGACAAGCAAGAGGAAACACAACTCAATATGATGGTGCTAGGACATCTGAGCTTGCCATAGAGAGCAGTTCTGTAATTACGAATATAGAATACTGGAAATTTGATTTGTTGGTTAAAAGGGCTTTATTAAGGCTTTTACGGCTTAAAGCTAAAATTGATGGCAATAAAGCAAATATCATTCAGTATTTAGATGATGAAGAAAATATTGGTCTTGAAGAAGTTCCTGCTAACTTAGTAAATTTATCAGATTTAGAGCTTGTATTAAAAAATAATAATGAAGAGATTCGTAAAATGAGAATGTTAGAACAGTTTGTAATGGCTTCTTATCAACGTGCAGAATCATCATTAAGCGATCTTATGACGACATTAAATTCCAAGACAGTAAATGAAATGGAAGAAAAAATGAAATACTTTGCAGAAAAAACTATATCTTTGAAAAAAGAAGAACAGCAAAATGCTATTGATGCTAATGAAAGGATTAAACAATTCGAGGCAGAGTTAAAGAAAGAGTTAGAACAGCAAAAACTTCAAATTGAGCAATATAAGATTAAGATTGATGAAATGAAAGTTCATTTAGAAGATGCAAATAAGAAGGCTGAATTAGCTCTTAAGGATAAAGAAATTTCCAATAATACTTATACTAAGGTTTTAGATATTCTTGCAGAACATGAAATTGAAACAAGCATGGTTGAAGAACAAAAACGTTCTAATTCAATATCAGAATTATTAGATGCAGTTAAAATGGGTCTTGATGGCGAGAAGATAAAATCTAATGAAAGACGTGAAAAAATGAAAATAGGAAATATGGAACACTTAAATAATAATTAGAAATATGAAAAATGGAAATGTAATTTGTTCTCCTGGATTTGTAATCGGGAGATTAGTTGAAGTAGAGAGTTATTCTAAAATTGAAAAAGAAATTAACTCCGAAAAAGTTATTTATGAAACAGATCAAAGTGAAACAATTAAAACAGGTAGAAGGATGTTTCGTGCAAAACAAAAAGAAATGAAAATTCAAGATCATCCTTATTTGTTTCAAATTGATTTTTCTTCGCAAAACAATGAAGGAAATGCTCCGATTGATTTTGTTCCTGGAGATGTTTTAGCAGTATCTCATAGGTGGGCTGGTCAGATTTTATCAGATATAGCTGGTAAAAATTCAAATGGAGGAATGGGTACTCAATTTGACATTTTGTTTTACGAAGGCATTGAGTATGTCAAATTGCCATGGGAGGTATTTGTAGCCAATATAAAAGATTACAAAGATCGTATTGTTGAAGAGAAAGGCAAATTAATTTTAAAATCTAAATAATAGGAGAATAATGTTATGAAAAGAATGGACAATTTTTTTAACAAACCAGAAGAAATAGATGAATCTTTATTTGATAATAATGAGATTGGTTCTTCTAGTGGAGGTAGTAATAATGAAAATGAATTTGTTCCTGATCAGAGATGGGAAACATATAAATCCTTTCTCCCTGAACAGGAAAAGGAATCATTTAAACTTCCAGAAGACATAAGTAAGGAAAATGAAGAAGAATTACTTTTAAATGCATTTAAAGGGGTTTTTAAAGATGAAGAAAAAGAATCTAACAATGGATTACATCCTTTAGCAGCAAGTCTGCAAAAGAGTGTAATGGAGAAAGGAGAAGAATTTAATCCTGTAGAATGGTTCCGAGAAATGCAGACAGCATTAGATGTCGAAGGAATGCAAAGCATGAAAGACGAAGATATTGTCAGAGATCTTCTTATTAGCCAACATGGATTAAAGTCAGAAGAGAATCCTAAAGGTTTTACACAAGAGCAGTTTGATGATTACATTTCTAAAATGGATGCTATCAGTCTGCGACAAAAAGCCAATGAAGTTCGCGAAGTGAAGGTCAAGGCTTCTGAAAACCTTATGAAATTCGAGAATCCTAAACCAATGGAAGTTGAAGAGATAAAGAAAATTGTTGACAGTGATTTGGAAAAAATCATTAAATCTGAGAAAGCTTTAGATGTTGCCGGTTATGATATTCGCAAAGCGATTGATGACGAAACTCTAAAAGAAATCAGTAACATGTTCGTTCCTGAAAAAGTTGGTGCTTTATCGCTTATTCAACAAAAACTATCTAATCCAGAATGGTATTCTAATGCTTTGGTAAAGTTAGCTTATCTTGAAACAAAGTCTGGTTCTGAAATGATTAATCATATGCTTTCTGAGAAAGAAACACGATTAAAACATTTAGAGCTAATTCAAAAGTTAGATGATGATCCAAGATTTGGTTCTTCATTTAAAAACCAACAAAATCCAAATAAAATTGATGAAGATTTATTTGGATAGAGTTAGATGCATGTTTTTTTAAATATTAATTAAAAACGGAAAACGATGTACGCACAATTTAATCAAATTACAAATCCGCAAGGGTTTGCGAATGAGACTACTACATCAAATCATATGATGAAGTACGCAATCTCAAAACCAACTTTCTTAGCACAGACTGCTTTGAAATATCGTGGACAGAATCCATTGACTTCTTTTTTAGCTGAAAGAAATTACATTGGAACAAGTGAGGGTAGTAATAATATCTTTGGAGATAACAGAGGTAAATATAAATACACTCGTGTAGGTTCTCGTGAAATTCAATGGCCTGTAGAAACTCCTATTTCTCGTAAAGGGAAAATGTTAAAAACAGCTTTATGTGATGCATATCCGGTTGTTGATGGTGGTACTCCTGGACGTGATGGTACTCCTGTAACAATTTATTTGGATACTAATTGGTATTCTCCTAAAGATGTTCTTGAACTTGCTGACAATAAAACTTATGTTTACATTTATGATGAACGTCTTCCAAGAGAGGTTTCTCCGGGCATATGGGCTTATAATGTAAAAGTAGTAAGTAAAGATACGAAAAAGAATTGGATTCCTGTAGAGTTACTACAAACTAATTCAGAGGTCGGTGTTGTTTACAATATGTTTGAAGAACTTTCTGAAACAGCTTACGAAAAGTATAGCTTTGGCAAATTCATGAGAACATTTACTACCATTATGCGTTTCAAATATTCTATTTCAGGGACAGCATCTCAAATGGATTCTGACAATCCTATTTGGGTATCATATTCTAAAGGTTCAAAACAAAACGTAATGTGGATGACACATCAAGAAGATTTGATGATGAATCGTTATCATTTGTATCGTGAACGTTTTACCAAATGGGGACAAGGTACTATTAATGAGATTACCGGAGAATCACAAATGCGTCTTGAAAACGGAATGGAAATTATTGCTGGTGATGGTTTAATGAATCAAGGAGATGCAGCATGGGAAATGCCTTGTAATAAATTGACAAAGAAATTCCTTGACAGCGCTATTTCTAATATTAAATACTATCAGAATAATATGGGAGAATTAGAAATGGTTCTTTTAGGAGGTAGAGGATTAATATCTGAATTTCAAGAAGCGATGGAAAACATTGTTCATGTACAACCTGAGTATGTTGATAAGGACAAAAAACACAAAGGTGTAAATGTTGATTTCGATTATTACAAATATGGTGGTATTAAAATTTTCCCTATTTGGGATCCATGGTATGATGATTCTTCTCGTCCGGGACAAATGTCAGATGAAGGACTTCGTTATTCTTCGTATGAAGGTATTTTACTATCAGTAGGAGAGCGTAATGGTGGTATTGACAAAAACGTTGAGCTTCTTGCTTTAGGAGATCGTGATATGATACATTCACAAGTATTTGGAGCGAATAAAAATGGACAAGTTGCTAATTCTGTTGATGGACAACACGATCATGTAATTACTGAATTTGGTGTAGCATTGAAAGATCCGGATTCATTGATGAAGATTTATCGTCCGAGAAAGACAGCAGCTTTCGTAGTGTAATTTTATAAATTATAAATTTAAAATGTTAATGTAAGATGAAAGAAAATAAAACAATCAACAGAGATAGAGTTTTGCAGATTATTTGTTTTAAGAATAATTACAAAAAGAGAGGGTTTCCTATGGCAAAACCAGAAGGATTTAATGGATTTGAAGAATATCCAGAATTATATAAATCTTTATCAGTGGATGCAAAAAAAGATGCTGAGAGAGAGATTTTATTACTTCAAGATGGTCGTTCTTTGTATTTAAGTGATGATAGGGACCTTGTTCGTTATGTTAGAGCAAAACTTTATGTTGATGTAACAGAAGATGGAGACCGTATTAATAGCGCTATTCACAAAGTATTTTTACGTAATGCTAAGAAGGAAGGAAAGCGTAAAGTTAAAGACATTAAGACAAAATCAAGAGCAACTGTTTTGATGGAGACAAAATTATCAGAAACATTAAAGAAACGTTTATTCCTTTATATGGAGATTGCCGGTGAGTACAATACTCTCGATGCAGATGAAATTTCCATAGCTTTATATGAGGCAATGGATAAAAATCCAGAAAAGGTTATTTATTTCTTTGAGAATTCTGATTCTATTGAAAGCCGATTGAATTGCTTAGAGATGGTACATGATGGTATTATTAAGAAAACGAAAGATGGTTATCTATTTAATGGAGAGCATGTTAGTCAGTCTTTAGAAGGTCTTGTCGCAAGGTATAATGAAGATAAAGGACTTCGTTCAAAGATGAATTCTTCTTTCAAAGAGATAAAAACATTTGATGGTAATAAATTTCAAGACATGAAATCAAAAACAGAAGATAGAGAAACTTTCTTAAAAAAGAAGTATGAATATCTGAAAGAATTTGGTGAAGAGTATGTTGGAAATGAAGATTTAGTGTCAATAAATTCTGCATGGTCAGAACAAGTCAATCTCAGAGAGGGGAAATCTAAGAAGTTGGCAATTGAAGAAGCAAAGCGTGAGTTTCGTGACAAATGGACTGCAGAGGGTAAAACTGCTGCAAACATAGCACAATCATGCAGAGTTTCAAAGAATCCTATTTGTCCTATAAATGAATGGGAATCTTTCAAGGATGATTTTGATAAGATGTACGAATACCTTTACAATAAAACTTTTAGCAATTAATATTTATTTTAAATGACAGCTGAATTATCATATAAACTCTTTTTGGATAAGATAAAGAAGCAAGCTATATCTACTGTAAATCCTGAAGCCTTTAATAGATTATTTAATGATTCTCAATTAGAAGTCATTTTATCTAAGCTTCCGGCAACAGAAGTTGTAAGTAAGCGAGTTGAAGATTTATCACAGCTTCTTATTACTACCGACACAGAAGATTATCCTGCAATTCCAACAATAGACCATGGTTCTAATTCATTTGAGATGCCTAGAACAGGAGAACTCATTATTAGTGGTGTAATTTATCCCCAATCATTAAGGATACTTAATATAGGCTTTAAAATAGCCTATGAGGGACATCCATGTTATTCTGATGGATTAGGGAAAATGTTTTTAGATGCTTTTTTTTTAAGGACGGATCAAAGGTATCCTATAATGAAAAATCCTCATAGGCATCCAACATTAGGGCCTGTTGTTGATAGAGTTTATTATCAGATTTATAAAGATAATATAAGTGCTATTATAAGCAGAGAAAATGAGAGTATTGATTCTTATGCTGCTTATATGCGTGTTGAATATTATCGTTATCCTAGAGAGTTTATTTTTAGTCCAGATGGAGTAAGTATTGATTGTGAATTCAGAGATGAAGTTGTAACAGAGATTATTAATCTTTGTGCTATAAAATATGTTGAACGTGTCACAGATCCTCGATTTGAAACAAAATTAATAGAGGATCAACGACAAAAAAATAACAATTAAAAATGGGAAATTTTGTTAAAGGACCGAAGCATGTCCTAATAAACGAGCTAACTGCAGATTCCTTTGGTGTTTATACACGATCATCTGATGATGCAAAAGTCCTCCAATTTAGAGGCGAAAATGGTGCTCCTGTAGATTTTGTTGCAGGTGAAATTAAATCAAGAATGTTTGGGCTTCACACAGATGGAGTAAAAGGTTCTTGGTTATTAGAGCTTATTGCTCCTGCTCCTGCAGATAATGGTATGCATTACACTACTGGTGTTGATGTTGCTATTAACAAGCATTGGAATGGAAAGATATTCAATCCATGGACAGAGCGTAAGTATTATTCCGGTACATTAAAATCATTGCAATCAACAGTTGATGGAGAAATTGCAGATGGGGACAAACTTGCATTGTTGAAACAAATTGTTGAAATGATTAACGAAGACAGAAATGCAATTGTTAAAGCATCTATTGCTTATGTTCTTACTAACAATGATGATACCGGTGATCAAGATGTTGTTGTTGATGGTACTACTGTAACAGTAACAGCAGGAGATGCTATTGCAGATGAAATTAATACTGCTGTTGATACTGTACGTGCTTATAAGAATGTAGATGACAATTCATGTATTGTAATGCCTATTGACAACAAAGGTTATTTCTTAGTTTCTGAAGTTTCTGGTGATGATGTTGAAATCACTAATTTCTATTTGAAACTTGATCAACTTTATGTTGAGGTAGTACCTGACATTACATTTGAAACTAATCTGTCTGATTGGGATGCTATTTCAAAAGTATTCCAGTATGAGATTACTTATGCCGGTGCATCTGCTGATGACTTAAATCTTTCTTATTCAGTGAATGAGGCTGCTTATACAGATGTTGATACTGCATGGGATACAAGTACAAATGTTACTGCTGGTGATGCTGTAGATGCCCTTATTGCAGAAACAAGCAAAATTGTTGCTATTCACAATGATACTGATAAGATTATTTATCTTACTGTTATTGGTGCCAATGAGTTTGATATTATTGCTGCTACAGATAATGATTTTACTTTGTCATTCAACAAAATGTACAATACTCCACGTTTCCCTATTTTGACAGGAAAACAAGTATTTGAAGATATGTTTGGGTTGAATCAAGGACATGTCGTTAACTTTTACCATGAGACTGCTCAATTGAATAAGAACTATTGTGTTCTTTCAATTACCAAAGAAGCTTATGGACATGATAATGTTGTTCCTAATAGCGACAATACTCGTTATCAAGAATTCCAGTTTATTATTGAGGAATCTCAATTGGAAAAAGATGTATGGGAAGCTCCATTTGCAACTAATGGTATGAACCATGAAGATGAAACAGGTACTGCGGATCGTAATTTATTCGGATTGTTGCATTATTGGATTGGAGAGAGGCCAGATGGTGGTGCAGAGGTAGATGATGTTGATCTCGATACTTTAGAGTTAGATTCTTCAACTGATTGGATTCATGTGTAATTAATGCTTAATAAGGGAAGGCTTATGCTTTCCCTTTTAGCTTTTGTATAATTTAAAGATTTGTATTATGTCAACCAAGAAAACAATTGAAGAGTTAAATCAAGTTATTTTTGATTTAGAATCTGAGAAAAAAGAACTTTCTGAAAAGTATGAAATACTTAAAAACCAAGATATGGTTACAAAGGAAGAATATGACAAACTAAAAGAAGAATATTTAAAGTTAAAGGAGAAATACGAAGCTCTTCAAAAAGAGCTAAAATTAGCTAATGATTTCATAGAGATGAGGATTTTATCAAAAGACAAAGAAGAAGCTAATAAAAAGCGTGAGAAGCAGCTTAAACGGTCTAAAAATCGTAGTATAGTAAGACAGAACTTTAAAGCATAGTTATGTTAATAAGAGAAATTTCTTCAAGTATAATTGAGAAATGTGAAGGATTCAATGTCAGTGATGATTTTTTACTTACGGAGAGTTATGTATGGTATCTTATGGATATATATAGAGCTGTTTTGTTAAGAGAAAGAGTATTAACAGGCATTGATTCCTTTTACCAAATGAATTGTTGTATTGAAGTAGATTGTGATAGAATAACTTGTGATGGGTTTGATTCTGGCGAATCTATTTTTTTTGCAAGAGTTCCTGAATTAATAGATGTCCGTGGAAATATAAAGTATTTTGGTTCAGCAGATTTTTCAAGACGTAAGGGAATGGATAGTAAGATAGATATTATTTCTTTTGAGGAATGGTTATCTATAGATTTTGCTGAATGGACACATATGATAAAGGTAGGTACTTATATTCATGGATATAAAGACGGAGATAGTAAAGAGCAGCATATTATTCTTTTAAAGAATTTGCCTACAGATGGAGTTAAGAAACTTTGTTTATTTGCTATATATGCACGTCCTATAGAGAATTTGTGTAATCAGGAAATTGATGATTTTAATTATCCTATTCCTGCAGATTTAATTGCTAAATTAGAATTATTAGTAGTTACGGATATTATAGAACAAAAAAGAACTGAAATGGGAGATCCGATTAATGATACAGCTGCATTAAAATCAGCATCAATGATACAAGGAGGAGTGAATAATGAACAAAAGTGAAAGTAAACACATTCAATTTTTATTTACAAAAACCATAGATGGGGTTCTTTTCAAAGAACGTTCCTTTTATTGTTTAGATAAAATTTCTCAGAAAATTGTTATTGAGGATGGTCGTTATGTAAAGAAAGAAGAATACACTTTCACAGTGAATATAGAAGGAGAAGATAAACTTTTTACTGTAACAGAAGATTATGCTGTTATTATAGATGCATGTCCTATTGATTCTTTAAAAGACATTAAGCAGTATTTGTATGAAAGGGACCATGACACTACTAAAGATGTATTTAAAGCCGTTAAAGAAGCTACAGGACATGATATGACAGATGGATGGTATGGACAAGAAGCATGGACGGCAGAAGATTTAATGGGTATTCCAAGGAGGAAAAAAAGTGAATGATATTATAGAAGGATTAGGTAAAGTAAGGTATATAAAGATAAAAGGGAATAGATATGGATTGTTTAAGATATTATGGAAAGATTTATTAGTGATTGACAATCCTCGGTTTAAGACAAATAAAAGATGGAATAGTTATAAAGATTTATTAAGTAAAGATGTTAAGAAAGCAAAGGACACTAAATATGATTACAATAGAATTGGTAGTCGGATTTTTAGGATAGCAGCATCAAAGTTCATTGAATTACTTATTAAAGATTTATGTGATAATGGAGATTATTTTAAACTTCCTACAAAATATGGAGATTTATTTATTGGACCGCAATTAGTAAATTCAAAGTCATATAGTGGTAAATATGGGTTTAAAGAATTAAAGTTGACAATGTTTTCAGAGAGATTATTTTGGGAGCCTTATCCGAACAGTTTTAATTATCGCATAACATTCAAAAAAAACAGAAAAAAAGAAATTAAAAAAACATCCATAGAATATGAACAATTACAAATATACTACAGCGAAAACAATTTACGATAGACTAAATATGTCATTTCGTAAAAAGATGGCAGGTGTTCCACTAAGGCATGTTATAGAATGGTGTGCTACTGTAGAGATTGAATATATCCGTGATTATCCTCAATTTGTTCAGAATAGAGATGTTGAGTTAAATGTAAATAATTACCGTGCATTATTACCATGTAACATTTACAAATTAGAGAGAGTTGTGGATAAATATGATTCTCCTATTTTCAAGTATGGTAATAATGGGAGTTATTTATTCTTTGACAATATTGAAAAACCAATACAAGAAGGTATTGTTAAAATAAATTTTCTTGGTATTCCTATAGATGATGATAAGATGCCATTGATATTAAAAGGTCATGAAGAGAGTTGTTATCATTATTGTGTATTACAGATATTTCAAGAAGATGAAGCAGAAGGTAAAGTAAGTCCTAACTTCATGCAAAAAAAGGCAGATGAATTTAATATTTCTGTTCAAGCTGACAGAGCAAGTCATAGACATATTTCCGATAACGAAAGAGCATTATATCGTAGAGCTATGGTAAACATGATTAATAATCCTAATTACTTTCAGAGATGATAAAGCAATTAATCCATAAAATAACTAAAGGACTTATTACTGATATTGATAAATCTGTTATTCCAAATGATTCTGCTTTCAGAATGGTTAATTGGCAGATAACTTCATCTGGAAAAGATTATGTTCTTACGAGCATGAAAGGTAATAGATTTCAGTTTTCTTTACCGAAAGGATTACTTCCTATATCATTTTATGAATATGATGATATTCTTTATATTATATCAAAAAAAGGAGAAGCTTATGAAGTAGGTTCTTATCCTTCTCCTGCATTAGTATCAGTTGAGAATCCTATTCCTGGTGATGGAGTAGATCAGATATCAGAATTTATTGAATGTTTTGAATATGCAGAGGATGTTTCTTTAGATGATGTTTATCGACCTTTGCCTATGGGAGTAAAAGAAGTATCAGGAACAAAATATATCCTTGGATTAGCATCTAAGGAATTGTCATTTAATGATGAATATGTTAATATCATTTCTAAGCGTGCTCACGATGGCTCTATTGATTTATATTGTTGTGATGGGGTCAACTATAACCGAGCAATAAATAGTGGCTACACAGGCTCCAAAATAGCCTTAAATCGGTTTCCTGAGTTTGATAATACAGGAAGAAATATTGATGTATTGACAAGACAATTTTTAAATATTAATAAGCCGGTTTATTCGGAGTATGAAGTAAAGAGTGGTGGTTCTTTAAGATACGGTAGATTAGTTTTTTATTTACGGTATTTAGATTCTTCTTTTAATACGACAAACTTTATTCCGATAGAGGGTCCTGTTCAGATTTCTTATGGAAATAATTATTTAAATATTCATGGTGGTGATCCGGAGAATGATATTTTAACGGATAAGTTAGTTCGTTTTGAATTAAAGAATTTAGACACAGCTTTTAAGTATTTTCAAATAGGAGTGTTTTATGAAAGAGGTTTATCTTCAGATTTAGATCCTGTTAAAAAAGCATATTTAATTGGAAGTCGTTATGAGATACTTAGTAGCGAAATGAATTTAGAGATAACCGGAAGTGAGGATGAAGAAATTATTACTCCAGAAGAATTAATAAATCCTGCAAATGAATTAACAATTTCTCTTTCTCAAAGCATTCAGAATAATCGTTGGTATGGTGCAAATTGGAAGCGAAAAGAATTTGATCCAAGTTTCTTAGAAAACTTTGCAAAAAGATGTTATTTAATTCCATATCTTTCAGATGAAGTGATTAATGGAGATGCAGATAATTCTATAAATGGAGATGCAGATAATTCTATAAATGGAAGTTTATATGGTTACAAGGATGGGTTTGAAACTCAATGGAAACAAGATGCTTTTTTGTCAGAGGGATGTGGGAGTAATAATTTATTAAGGCATCAAGATTATAAGTTGCCAAATACTGCGATGCCGGGAGAAGTTGTTTCATATGCTATTGTAGCATTAATGGATGATGGTACTTATTCAAAACCTTATTATATAACTGGATTTAAAAATTATTATCGAAGAGCAGATTATTCATACGCAATTCATCCATATAATTTAGAACGAGAAATATATGAATCCGGAACTTTTTTTGATTATAATGAAAGAATGATTAATTATTTGGATGATGATTCTACGACAAATTATGGATTGTTTCAATATCCAATGTTTAATACATCATTACACGATCCATATGAAACTCAATTACACAAATATGCATTAACAAATGCAAATAGATTATTGGGTGCAAAGCTTCGGATGAAGTATGCAATGGAATATTATCAAGAGCATCTTAATGAATTTAAGAATATAAAAGCTTTTTATCTTGTAAAGAATGATGATTTCCGAAACATGGAATATATGGGAGTTGCATTAGAGGCTAAATGTAGATTTAGGATTTACGGAGCATACCACGAGGGGCCTCTTGCGTATGATGATATTCATTATATTTATTTTGGAAAGCCTTCTGATCATTTGTCATTTAATGAGCAAATTTGGTCTCCTGAAGGTACTGTGAAGAAAGCTGTCAATATGGGATTAAGAGATTCTGCCATTTCCTTTCCTTTGTCAAGGGATGAAAAGGCAATGTTTTTAGGAGTGGTTTCTGCTGATGATTATTATATACCTCATGATGATACCGAGTTTTTAGGAGTGGCTTCTGCTGATGATTATTATATGCCTTATGATGATACCGAAGTGAGAAAATACAAAGCAAAAACTAATCATAATGAAAAAGGAATTTTAGGATTATATTCTGATGATTTTATATTTAGTTCGAGAAGAAAACTTACTGATTCAGGAGAATATTACATTAGTCGGATAGCAAGTACAAAATCAGTTCATGTATTGCCAACAACTACTCCTTATTATCTTATTAAAGTTGCTACTCCTTATAACGGGATTTGGGATAGTGGGTTTTTAGTTGTTCCGGCTGTACCAGAATATCTTAGTCTTTCTAGAGATTACACAACATTAAAAGGTCAAATTTTTTATATTGATTCAAATGTTTCAGTTAAAGATAAATTTTCAAGTGCTTTTGGAGATTATTTATATTCAAATGATAAATCGCCTTTAATATTTGAACCAGAGATGGAAGAAAATGATTTATTGGATTTTTCCGTTAGAAATGGAGATTTAAGAACATCTCCTTATATTGGAATTAAATTGCCAGATGTCACTAGTGAGAATGGTCATAGAAATCAAATATTGACAATTCATAAAGAAAATCCTCGCGATATTTATTCTAAAATGATTCAAATATTTGAAAACAAAACTTATTTAAATTATCAATTGGCATCAAAGAGTTTAGTTGTAAGTAATTCCAATCAATTATTTTATAATGGCAATCTTGTTCCGATGCAAAATGAAGAACTTTTTTATGATGTTACAGATCAAAGGACGGTAACATTATTTCCAGGAAATGCTTTCTTAACTAGGAGTTATATTAAAACAAAATTCACAGAATTATTTAAGGATTTTAATTACGAGCAATTAAGAGAAGAATCGATATTAGCAAAACCAACTGATGTTTCTGAATACATTGCTTTAAGTTCGGAATTAATGTCATTTCCTACTTATACTTGGAATAACATCTCTATGCATAGTAATCGAAAGCATTTATATCCAATGAATGCTTATAAGGACAAGGTAATGTCAATTGTCATGGGATTGAATAGAGAGGAAGATGAATTAGGTTTTGAAAAGAGTTTAGATGCTACTTATAACAGATCGTGTCCGCCAAATAATTTCTTATCTTACCCGGATAAATATTTAAGATTCAATTTTCCTCATAGAGTTACTTATACAGCTAAAGATGATTCAGAAGGGTATGTTGATCCATGGCGTTCTTTGCCTTCAATTCAATATCGTGATTACGATGCTTCATTAGGATTCATTACCGGAATACTTCAAGTGCTTACAGATCTTTATATTATTTTTGAAACAGGGATAATTGAAATTTATTCAGATAAAAGAGAAGTTCAGGCTAGTACAACAGGAACAGAATTAACAATAGGTGTTGGAGATGTTTTAGAAAGCACTTATAGAGTTGTTTCAAGAGAATATGGTTCGCAGCATCCTGAGTTTATAAATACAGGTAGAACAGCTTATGGAATTGACTATCAAAAAAACATTCTTTGGTCAATAGGTAATGTTACGGTAGGTAATCAGCAATTTGTTCAATCTACAGATTTATCATTGTCCAAAGGCATTAGTTCTAGAGTTAAAGAAGCAAAAGAGCTTGTGAGCTCAATAGGAGACCATACAGACACTTTTGGAAGTAAATTGGTACTTGGATACCATGCGGAATTAAAACGTGCTTATATTGGCTTATATTCAAGAAAATACACTACTTTTTCTGCAGTACGTAATGGAGGTTTGTATTCTATATATACAGATAATCCGGAATTAATGGAAAGGACATCTTTTTATCTTAGAGTAATAGAAGATTCAGTTGTTAATGATTATATACTTATTGATGTATTAGAAGAAAACGTTTATTCTGACCATGTTGATATAGAATTACCAGGGAGATATCCAGATGAAGTAATTGTAATGATATTTAATGGTAATGGTAAAATGTTTATTTATGATGAAAAAATAAATGTATATTATGAATCAGATAGTGTTCCGGATTATTTAATTACAGGAGAGAATATGCGTTCTTTGTATATTAATCCTGATAATGAATTTTCAGAAAGAACAATATACGTACATGATGAACAATCAAATAGTTGTGAGTATTATGGGATAAGACATCATGCTATATTAAGTATCATACAAAATGGTGCTGGAAATGAAGGATTAAATACTGTTCAAAAAATGTTTATGAGTAGTTTGATAATTTCCTCAGAAAATCCTTTTTTTAAGGTTATGTATCAAACAGAGTTTCAATATTCATTATTATTTCCATTTATCGATGAAAATAGATTTTGGTTATTACCAGAATATACTGAGAATAAATGGGAATTTAATCATCCATTACAAATATCACCTGAAGATGAAGGATATGAAGAAGAAGCTATTATGCGTGGTATTTGGATGATAATGGAATTACATTACAGAGGGGTAAGTCAAAAATACATTAACGAGATAATTAACAAGGTACAAATTTCAATTTCATAATATTATGGCACTAAAGAATATTTTAAAATTAGCGAATACAGTTGCTAGTGTAGCAATTCCGGGATATGCTCCTATTGGAGGTATGGTTGGAGTAGGATTAGGTTTGATGAATAGCGATGAAGATCCTCCTTCTGATGTTAATGAAGGTGCAGACATGACAGGTACAGATTCAACGTCTCCAAATCCAAAGACTAAAACATTAGCTGATGTTATGTCTTCAACGAACAAACTTAATTTAGCATCAACAGGTATTGCTGCTGCAGGGGCAATAGGAAGCCTTGTAAACGAAGCAAATGCAAAACCACAGGTATTTGCACCTGTTGTAAAAGAAAACACTGTAAGCTTAGATAAGAGTGCTTCTGCAATGGAAAATGCAATAGAGAGTTCTGCTGATAAAACATTTAAAACAGGATTGTCTTATTTAATGGACAGGGGTGTTTCTCCTACATCTGCAGTAACAGCAATGTCCGCTGGAAGAGATAAGACTATTACAGAAGGAGTTATAAATGCTGAAAATATAGGAAGAACATTAGAAAATAATGAAGCACAGATTAATGCAGGTATAGTTTCTCGAAATACACAAAGTATGAATGCATTAAATCGTTTTAAAGAGCAAATGCAAGCACATGCTAATCAACAAGCATCACAGAATATTGGAAGTTCTATTGCTACATTAGCACAATTACCTGCAAATTATGGTAGTTCTTTAATGGGTAATAAAATGTTTGAATTAAATCTTAAATCCTAAATAACGATATGGCTTTATTTGACGCATTAAGAGGTGGGATGTATATGGGTGTTCCGAGTGGGAATGCACCTCAATTGACTAATTTAGCGAATTACATTCAATTTATCCCTCAAAGGAAAGTTGCAAGTCCTAGTGCATCTGGTGAGGATGCTTATGCAGGAACAGCACAACATAGAGAGGCATTACATGCTTACGATGTAGCTATTTCTTCGAAAGCAGCAGAAATCAATAGCATAAAAACAGATGCTAGTAGTTATGAGGCTGGTATGGATCAACATGCTCAATTAAGTTCTGAGCTTGCTCGGTTAGAGATGGATAGAGCTCGATTTCTTTCAGGAGCAAAAATAACAAAAGAAGATGTAGATGCTTATGTCGGGGAAATTGAAGGAGATGAGAACAATTCTAATATTATTTTAGATAACGAGAATCAACCGATGGTTAATCTTGAGGAAATGAATAGGCTTTCAGGAGTTAAGTTAGATATGGAATCTTTTGGTACTGATGTGCCTATCGTAAATGCAAATGCTGCTTTTGGTATTCTTACTACAGAATATAAATTGGATAAAGAAGAGGCTACAAATTTGATCTCAAAGTCTTACGCTACTTATACAGAACTTCCTAGTGCAATAGATCGACATACAGGAATAGATAATAAAGGACAACCTTTCTTTAGTCAGAATTGGAAGCGGACTCTTCCTACTGGTAGTGATGCTTATCGTGAAACAATGAATGATATTAAAACAGGAATAACTACAAACATAACAGGGTCAGGTAGCCCTATTGGAGACGATTATGATGTTTTAGAAGGTGTTGATGCTGTATTAGCTTCTTTTGGGAGTGTTAATACGAGGGACGAGTTAACTCAAAATCAACTTCAAATAGCATCTAAAATAAATGCTTTAGTAAATAGTACTGATGTTAGTCTTGAAAGAGGATTAAGAGAAATGTATTTTAATGGTATTCAAGGGGCAAATTCTGAAATATCTTTAAATAAAGGAGTATTTAAATATATCCCATTAACATTTAATCAAAGTGAAGAGACAGGAGTTCAAATTTCTCCGGGAAAGGATATTAATAATTTCTTTTCTTTTACTCATAAGATTAAGCAAGACAATGCTGGGAATTATCTTGTAAAAGAAAAAGATGAAGAAGGAAATTTTGTTGAAAGAGCATATAATCCTGAAACAGATGATTTAGATGATTTGTTTAGTAATAATGATTCTCATTTTGTTTTTCAAAACAAAACACAACAGGATATAAACAATGATTATAGTAAGTGGAAAAGACTTCAAATAGCACAAGATATTTCTCCTGAGTCTAAATTAATAACAGAAAATTCTTACAAAGTATCTGTGGGTAAAACAGCAACCGGTTCTGGAAGTATTAAGAAGTATTCGGATGAGGAAAATTTGATGCAGAAATTTTTCTTTCGTGGTATTGGTGGGACTAACAGTGTGAATTTAACATCTACATCTGCAAGTGGATTACAAAATCAAACTGTTAGCGGTGGAGAATTTAGGTCAACAACAAGTGCAGATATACTTAGTAGTTTTAATAAATTGTATGGAGGAAGCTCTTTTTCAGGATTACCTTCGGAAGGAAAATACAATACTCCTGCAGGGGGAGTATATGAAGGAGACAGTAGTACTTATGTTGAAATCAATGGAGTTCCTATTGATTTTATTCCTATTAAGAATTCTCTTTCGGAAGATTCTAATGATATGATTTTTCTTGCAGCGACTGAATTGCAACACGGTGTTGGAGTACTTACAAACGAGGGTCTTAAAACTATAAATACAAATGTTTATAATAGTCCCTCTAAAGATTATTTTAGTGGAATAAAAGATGATTTATACGATGCTATTAGTGAATTTAATAATGTATGGCAACCACATGCATTAAAAACACTCTACAATGTTATAGATGCTTATGATCGTTCTGGGGGTGATGTTAGTGAATATTATAAGAACCTTAAAAAGATAGGGGGTGTTGTTCTTGGAAAGCATATTTTAAATGAGGGTCAATTATCAAATACGCTAATTTTTCAATTAGAAGGAGTACTTGGGACAACTGAGGCAAATAAAATAATTACCGGGCTTAGTGATAATATTGATGCATTAAAAGTTGTTGTTGGGACTGCTGTTTCATTAGAAGAGAATTATGATCATTTTGAGGAAGATGATGCATTACAAATAATCAACTCAGGGGAAATATCTTCTCAGAATACTGCTTCTGGCTCCGCAATGCAATCTCATTTTATTGTTCCTAGTGAGTATTTAAATTCGGTGCAAAACAATGATTATAATTATAATAATTTTGCGAAACAAAAGTATGTTGATAATAGCACAGTTCAATATGCTCCTGGCTCTAAGGTTAGAGGGAAAGCATTAGTTAAGAAAAATTCTGCTGTATATGATGTTATTGTTAATTCTCAGAGAGGAAAAATTGACAATTATGGACATTTAGTTTATGCAAATGATAAAACAAGAGATAAGCTTGCAAAAAAACTTGATAATAACAAACAAGGAGGAGGAACATTTGATTTCAAGAGAAAAGGTGAAAAATATTATTTTGAAAGGACTGAATTTACTGATGCTGGGATGTCAGATTTGGAATATTTAAAAGGGAGAGGGCTTGTTGAATATGATCAAGAGAAACAAAAATGGGCTTTTTCAAATAAACTTAGTGGTGATTATATTTTAGTTGATGTTGGATTTGCAGTTCCACTTGATAATCTTTATGAATCAAGTACTACTCAGGGAAATGCAGAGACAGGAACTGATATATATCTTGAAAGATAGTAATAAATTTTTAAAAAAGTAAAAATGACAGATAACGATAAAAAATTCAGAGGTAATAATTCAGAGGTTTATTCAAGTTATATAACTCCAACTACCGTAGAGACCGAACAAGGTCCTAAAGAGATTATGACATTTGATTATTTAGCTTATGCTGGGTCTAAACATTATGATCCGGATAAGAATCTTGATTTATTAGGATTTTTGAAAACAAATAATATTGAGCCTTCTTTTAAACAAGATGATGATTATTTCCAAAGAGCGGCAGAAAATGTTGTTTTAAATAAGCCTTCATTTGAATCGGATTACAATAGAGCAGTAACTCAACAAGAAATAAGAGATAATTTCTTTAATGAAGCTATTACTCCTGACAAAAGTGATTTTATCAAACAACAGTCTGCTCAAATAAGAGAAGGTTTAAAAGATAAGCCACAAGAGTTTTTTGAAGGTATTGATAGGGAAATTGCTGTATTAGCAAACTCTATGAAAGAAACTGCTTATCGGAATATGAATAATTTCAATTCAGGATTTGAAGAATATCAAAGAGACACTTATAATTTAGACCGTAGGCTTGCTCCTATATTAGGGATTCCTAGCCATGCCATGCCATTAAAAACTGATTATAGCGATGTTTCTTCATATGTTGGGGATAAACCAAGGTCAAAGCATTATGTTGATAAAAATGGCAATACAAGACCAATGGGAGACCATTATTCTACTGACTTAAATTTGGGACAAAAAGCTTTATTGCAAATGAATAGGGTTTCTCCTATATATAAAACCTTACTTGCTCCGTCTATGGCTTTTGATGCGTATAAAGATGCAGTTATGTTATTTGATGAAGATGGAGTTCAGAAAGTAAAAGGGCTTAGTATGGCTGATAGATTGGCGAAATCAGTTTATAATAAGGGAACTGCCTTAGAATATGATAAAGAAGCTCAGATGTATTTTGAGAAAGATCTTGATGATATTGATAACTTCCAGAATGTTTATAATTCCATTACAGGAGATAGGGAATACCGTAGTTTTGGAACAGCATTATATGAAGAGTTTTTTGATGTTTTCATGGACTTAGGTTCTATTTCTCCTACAATAGAAAACATTTCCGATGGAGTTATATTAGAGCATTTGCCTGAAGGGAAAGATAATGAGAAATTAAAAGCTTTGTTGGAATATAAATATTCTGAAACAGAGAAGACATTAGGATTAATGCAAGCTGCAGAGTTTAAAGCATCTGAAATAGAAGAAACTCAAAAGTGGTATCAAGGAGCTAAATTTGGAGGTGGATTAGGAAGTGTATTAGCACAACTTGTATTAGCTGCTGGTTCTGGTGGTGCTACTTCTGGAATTATGAAAGGAATGACTTTCGGAAGTAATTTGGCAAAGAATGCTGCTTTTGGAGCATTCAGTACAGCTCCGTTATCTGCATATGCAGCTACTATGTTTGACAGAGAGGCTAAAGCTGCTGGATATAGTCCTTCGGAACGTGCTACTATGTTCGGTGCTATTTATATCATGACATCTGCAACAGAATCTTTAGGAGGGAATATTATTTACAAAGGTATTCCTGACAGTAAGGCAATGGGTATTGCTTATAACACTACTAAATCTGTCTTTAGAGAGGGTGGAGAGAAGTTTGTTGATAAAGGTACACGAAAAACTTATATCGCGAATAAAGCATTCAGAAAATTTACAGAAGCAATGAGAACGACAACAGTAGGAAATGTTGCTCGTGCTAGTGGAGAAGAATCAATAGAGGAGCTTGGTCAAGGATGGCTAGAAGAGCTTACTAAGAGTATTGCTGATTATCAGAAATTTGGATTTCAGGATAAGCAAGGTATGGGATTTCATCCGGAATCCGAATACAGTATATCTAAGACTGGTTTTGGCAATGTTATGGCAGATACATGGCATTCTGCTCGGGAAGCAAATTTCTTTGTGGATCAAGCTATAATGGGTGCTATTGGGGGTTTTATGTTTAGTTCTTTTAATGCTATTCAAACAGCAGGACAAAACAGGAATCTTGCAAGTGATTTAGGTAGTTTTAATAAAGTTGCTTCTTATATGATTCGGAATGGAGAAGAGGCTAAGTTAAAAGCTATGATTAATTCTCTTTCAAATTCTGGATTAGTGAGTAAGAACATTGACACTAAAGGGAACTTTATTCCTGTATCGGAAAAAGGAAAGGTTGTTTCTCAGAATGAAGCTATTCGGAATAGTTTATTAGAACAAGTTGAATTAGTTAAGAAAGTACAAGCACAATTAGATGCTGATGGAATTAGTATTAAAGTTGCTGGTAGTTTTGCTGATGAAGGTATTGCATTACAATCTGAAATTATTGGATTGAATGATCAATTAGATGCTTTAAATGCAAAAGAGGAAATTACTGATGAAGATAAAATTCAGATTAAGAATCTTGAAAAGGAAATAGCAAAGAAGGAAAAGAAAAGGGATTATATTTTCACAAAAGAAGAGGGAACAGAGTATAGTAAGAAATATAATGATTATGTAAAAGATCTTTATATAGGAACTTCTTATGCTAAGGAGTATGCAGATAAGAAGTATTCAAAAATCAAAGATGTTAAAGAAAAAGATATTACTCGGAAAGATAGGAATTCTAAAGATTATATTGGTTATTTCGACAAAGGGTTAAAATCTTATGGAAGAGCAAGTGCAACAGCAACAGAAGGTCTTGCTAAGAGAAGAGTTGAGCATAATGAAAGAACTGTTAAGGCTAGTAAAGAAGCTATTGAGTCATTAAAGAAAGACAGGAATGATTTAGCTAGTCTTATAGAGAAGGGTGGTACTAAGGAAGAATATTCTAAGATTCTTGATAGGATCATTAATCATAAAACAAGTGTATTAGAAGGAACAGAAGAAAGTGATATTGCTAGTCTTGATGAAATAATGTCAATGGCAAATAATCTAATTTCTAATTTAGAGGGAAAAGCTGTTGAAGAAACAAAAGGAAGAATTGAGCAAGAGAGAGAGCAAGGTGTTTTAGAGCAGAATATGGAAATGACAGATGTTGAGACGGAGCAAGATTATTTAGAATCTTTAACATCTGGATCAGATTCCTTTACCCTTGCAAGACAGGTAGAAGCTGATTTAGGCAAGGTTGGAGAAGCAGGGTTTCGTAAAGAAGCTACTTTAGATGAAGTTTTGTTTGGTAGATTAGAAAAAATAAAATCTAAGATAGATGCTTATAATCAAAAGTATGGCAATTTAGATGGTTATCCAGATGCAAGGGCAGATTACAGAGACGCTGATGACGACCTAATCTCTTTAAATGAGACACTAAATGCAGTTGGGGTAATGTCACATACCAATAAAGTAAAAGATCTCTTAAAAGGGTCTTTAAATGGCTCAGAAGAGATGTTGTCTGATTCTGACAGACAAAAGTTCATTGAAAGGATTGAAGGCATTAAAAAAGACATGGCTCCTTATATGGAGGATTTAGCTGAATTGAATGGCATTGATAACAGTGAAGCTGCTATGTTTATCTCTAAGGCAATAAGGACAGAGATGAAGCGTAAGTTTTTATTCACTATGATGAATCAAACATCGGTTAAAGATGCTCTTGGGGATGATTATGAAGCATTAATGAAAGATCTTCGTTCTGTTGAGATGTTAGATACTAATAAAATTGGTAAAGAGGTTGATGAAGAAATTATTTTTTTACTGGGAGTTACCGAAGATGCAGAAACTGTTAATAAAGTATTAGAAGCAGAAAAGACTATTGAGAGAATCGAAGATGCTTTAAGTTCTAAGTACGAAGAAGTATTTACACGGAAAAATGTAGAAACAGTTCTTGAATTAATGTACGGTGTAATTGACAAGAAAGATTGGTATTCACAAAATTTAAATACTTCTGATGATGATTTTGGAAATTACAATCATCAAATGTTTAAGCTTATTTCACATCATAACAATAAAGATGTTACAGAGGAAGCTAGTGATGTTTTAACAAAAGGGCTTAATGGAATTGTCAATGTAAAATTTGATGATAAACGTAGTGCTTCTGGAACGATGAATGGTTCTCAATTAATAATGCATTCTTTCATGTCATGGATGGATTCATTAGCAATTAGCAATAATGATATTCATAATATTCTTGAAGATATTTATAAAACTCATAGTGATGACAGTTGGTGTTTACCATTAACTACAGAACAAAGAGATCTCCTTAAATTTACAATAGGAGCACATATTGGTAGGAATAAAGGATTTAATACTGTTTATGATATTTTAATGGAGCATAGTACTCATGGACAAGCTAAAAGAAATAGAGAGTTATTACCTACACAAAGAGCTGTTTACATAAAAGGTTCTTATGGATCAGGTAAAACTACTGTTGCGGCTCCATATTTTGTTGCTGCAATGCAAAGATTAAATCCTTCTTTACCGGATGGATTACAGGTAAATAGTGTACGTGTAATTACAGACAGTGATTCATTAAGAAGTACATTTAGAGAATTATTAGATGCTATTGCAGAAAATGAAGACTATGATGTTTCAGTGAATTATTATAGTGCTAATAATTATGAGATACATGAAGGAGCTTCTTCTGATTTGATTATATGGGATGAAGCAGGACTTACTTCTTATGAAAAGGCATCAAAAGTATTAGAGCATTATTCTGAATCAAAAACAAAAAGGGGGATTGTTCCTTTTGTAATGTACTTAGGAGATAAGTCACAGATGCAAGACCGTAGGTATCGCAATCCTCAACAAGATCCTTTATTTGCATTAAGAACATCTACATCGATGCCATTAACAAAAGTCTTTAGTACTAATATTGAAATATTACAAGAGCTTGCAGATCGTGCTATTGATGGAAGAGAATTATCTGAATGGAAATATATTGAGCGTGAAGATGGTAGTTTATCAGGAACACAACAATTTGGAAGTGTAGAAGAGGTTATAAGTGCTTTTAAGGAAAGATTAGATGCTACTAAGGATTTAGATTTTTCTAAACGTCCTGTTATTGTATTGGCATCAGAACATCAACCGGAGATGGAAATGTTAAAAGGATATGAAGATTATGTTTATACACTTACTCCTGACACTTCTGTTGATAATCCTAAAGTAAAATCTATTCAAGGGTTAAGAAAGCCAATGGTATTTCTTGCTTTTAATTATAATAACATTGAGAATTACAGTACTCCGGGAGTTATTAATTTCTTAAAATCAGATTCAAGGGCAACTGCTTATACAGGAATTACAAGAGCATCACAGTATGTTGGATTGGTAGGACCTAAGAAAGAGTCCGCAAGTAAGATTACTGGATTAGAGAAGGTAGAGATACCTGTACGTGATATTAATGAAGCTATTGATGAAGAAGTATCTATGAAAACATCAGAAGCGGAAATAACACGTTTTGCTCCTAATGCAGAATCTAATCCTTCACAAAAGAAAGCTTCTCAACAAGAGGAAAGAACTAGTGGAACTAAAAAAGAAAAAACTACGGAAGAAGTTCCTGATACGATTGAAGAAACTGGTGCTAAAATGATATTTAATGGAGAGGCTATTAGGAAAGGACAATTAATTATTCTTGATGATGGAGAGTATAGAATGTCTTATGTAGGCACTAAAAATAATAAAAGTTATGTTGTATTAACTTCTGCTGAAGATGGATCAGAAAGGATCCTTACACATAAAGATTTTCATAATAAAATTCAAAGGGAAGAAGTTAATGAAGAAATTAAACCCGGGAAAAAGCCTATTAAAGAATCTAAATTAAGAATTTTCAGTGAAGAAACTAATGGTAATGTTGCATGGGGATCATTTAGCAGTTTAGTTGCTAATGATGGGATTATGTCTTTATCTGAACAACAGAGGGATGATATAAGAACATTGCATTTTATTTTAGGTTCCGAAAATCGAAGAGCTAGGTTAGTCTATTCTAGCAGTAATACATATGAGGACTATGGAGAAACTAATTCGGTGGAACATGTTCTTGATGTAGAAGTAAGTATATCTCAAAAAGAAATTAAAAAGCTTATTGAGGATAATAATTTAACTTCATTAAAAGGACTTAAGCTTACAAAAGATATTTTAAAGGGTATAATGACAGTAAGTTCTTTAGCACAGGTACAAGTATCAAGAGGTAATTCTATTAACAAATCTGATTTAGAAAATAAATCTATTGAGGAGATTGCGAATATAATGCGTTTTGACACTAAAGAAGAAATTGATGCTAATATTCAATTGTTAAAGCTTTATAAGGCTGCTATGAACAATAAGAATAAAGTATCAAATACATTTACTTTAGAAGCTAAAGGATATTATTTAGCATCGAGAGCAGGGAATACTTCTTTAGAATCATTGAAATCTGAATTAACGAATAAATATGGGAAAGGGAATGTTAAGCTTAATGTTCAGAAGTATAAAATTGGGAATCTGCGTATTACTGTAATTAAGCCAGTGGTTAAATTAGGTAATGGTACTGAGGTTCAATTAAATTCAGATATTTATGTAAATAATAAATTAATCCGTGAGTTAAAAGATGCTAAGCCTACAATTAAGAAGGCTATATCGGAAGATGTTAAGAGGATAAAGACCCCTGAGACTTCATCAGAGCTCCTACAAACGCTTAAAGATACTTTTATGTACCAATTAGTAGCGCAGAATAGAAGTGTCCTTAAAAAGGCTAATTTGCAGGGTAAATTAAAAATGTTATCTGAATTAGTTTATTTTTCAAATGGAGTTAAGATAAATTATGGTAAGGATAATTATGATTTAACTCCTGCCGAGATGATAAAAAAAGACAAGGAAGGATGGAAAAAAGTTTCGCAGATACTTCAAGATGAAAGTGTTTTAGATTCTTTATGGTTTCCTATTTATCGTAAAGGCGGAGAAGTTGATCAATTTGGGTTAGATGTTTTGGGTGTAAATACAGAGGGATTAAATCAACCTAGTGCATTTTTTGGATTAGAGGGTGTTGAGTTTAGTGATAAGGCAGTACCTAAGCCACCAAGTAAGCCTACAACTAAATCTGGGGTTATTACTTCTGAACAATCTGATGCAGATAGATTACGAGGTAAAGAAAGCAATAAAGGAAAAGTAACTTCAAGTGAGAGTATAGAAGCTAAAAAAGCTGATATTGAAAGAAGAAGACAAGAAGAGTTAAATGCTAAGGATAAGCAAAGTGGAGAAAGATTTGATTCTAAAGACGAAGAATTAAATACAAAGCGAGAAGCAGCAATAATATTAGAGCAAAATAGAAATGATAATAAATTTTTAGAATCTGATAAAGCGAATGAGATTTATGACATTTTGGGAGAATATAATTTTTATGCGATAAGAGATGGGGAAAAAACAAGTAATAATTTTGTTTCATATAAAGATGAAATAAATGCCAAATACGATGCCGAATTAGCTGCTTTAGAACAAGAGGAAGCTCCTGCTGAACAAAAAAATCCAGAAGATGCGAAAAGGAATTTAT